AGGATTGTTGCACTACCGGATGATCCAGTAATCTCAAAATTATAAGGTACTACTAATCTTTTGTTGTGGTAAGCACCAAAGTTAGGAGCCGGAGAGTGCGTAAACCCTAGACCTTCTGAAACCTTTTGTGTAAATATTACATCGGTTTGATTAGTTACGTCACTTGAGTTCACAAAAAATTTAAATAATGAAGTTGTTGCTTCCGAAACCGTAAACTCAGTAAATGCAGTCAATGTACTACTTCCGGCTACTGTAAGCACTACTGTGTCTCCTTTAGATAATGTATTAGATACTGTAGCTGTTGCTACTCCGTTAGTTATAACAAATCCAGTAGCAGCAAGTTTAACCGGTTGCGTAAAATCACCGTTAGGTACTAATAAAAAAGTTGGACTTACTTTAGCATCTGATAGTGTTGTCGCAGATGATCCACTACCAGTTGCGGTGTAAGTGAAAGTTGTGGCTCCAGTTCTAGTTATTTGGTACTGACCTATATAAGTTTCCGTAGCAGTGACTCCACTGATGTCTACTGAGTCCCCAGTCTGCAATCCGTGATTACCAAAGGTGGTAATTGTTCTAGTTGTACCACTGCTACTAGCGGCACTAATTGTAAAAGGAGAAAAGAACTTATCATTCTCTAAGGATATTTGACCACCTCTAAATATAATTACTTTATTAAATACTTGTAGAATAGATGAATCCTCTGGTATTGTTTCTCCAGATTTTAGTGGCATATCGAAGGACTCTAGTGTACTCGTGTTAAATGCTACAACTTTTGCATTGGAGGCTAATAAAATAAATTCTTCATCTGTTGTTTCATTTGGGTCACTGAACTTACATCCGCAAGTTACTTCCGATACCGCGGAGTCATTTAATATAACTGCACCAGCACAAGGTAAAAACTTTGGAGGCGTACCAGTAGTAAGATCTAAGGGAGAAAACTGTGGTCCAGTACTAGTAGTAATTCCTAGGTTAGCACCTTCGGTAACTGTAAGAGTTGGACTACTACTACCAACTGTGTATTTAAGTGTACTTCCGGTTGTACCAGCAATTAAAGTTTGACTACCATTTACATCGTCACCATTAGAAACAATATCATTTACTTCTATAGTATCTCCGACTGATAAATTATGTGCTTGAGCGGTAGTTAGCGTTATTGTTCCACTAGAAGCAGTTGCAGCTGTTATAGTATGAGGCAACAACATAATTGTACCAGCTGTAACCTCATCTTCTGTAGGCAATCTTAGAGCTGTACCACTAACCGCAAAAGGAGATAATCTATTCTGGACACCTTTACGAGACTGCCACTGACCATTTAAATCTAGTCTAGCGTTTTCACTCTTTTGTAGAAGACCACTTTGGATTTGATCCGGTCGTAATCTATCATTGAAGCCTTTGAATCCTAGTTCTTGTTCTTCTAGCTTTCTATCGTCACCGGCTTTATATGTATCGTATCTAGACATTTAGCAACCCCAAGCTCTCCTTGACCAATAGTTAGCGGACATCTTTCCTTTGCCGCCCTTGATGCCAGCACTACGAGCACAGTAGCTTTTCTTACGAGCTGGTATATTTTTTTTGATTTTCATATTCGCATCTCCGAAACGAATAATCTTTTCTTTACCACCTTCACAAGCTTTTACTACGAACTTCTTACCGCCTTGAACATCTCGGCGAGGTACGTTGCACTTCATCTTTTTTTTATTTAAACTCATTTTTTGGTTCTTACTTTTGCTTTTGGGGTGTTGCTTACAAATTGTTTTCCTTTTGCTCCGCCAGCTTTTTTCTTGCGAGCTGTAGCCGCTCTTTCAGACTTAGTGAGACTCTTTGCTTTAGCCATTGGAAGACAGCGGTCTGGTCTTTTCTTATCTTTTGAGGTTCCACAAGGTCCTTGGATTGATCCATCAATTCCGATTCGTACCCAGTTTTGTTCTCTCCATTTTTTGAGCTCACCCATTACTTTCCTACCTTCTTCATTGCTTTAGTATGAGCTTGTGTAAACGTAGAACCCTCTTTAATAAGTTTACGCATAAAGTTCATATGCTTTGCACTGTGATGAACCGAATGTTCTTTCATAGCTTTCTTTTGCCTTTTTGTTAATTCAGCCATTACTTTTTCTTTTTACGTTTAGCTCCCTTTGCATAATTAGGATCTTTACAATACTTAGAAGCAGCCATATTAGCGTAAGCGCTAGGATACTTGTCAAAAGTTCTACGAGCCCAAGCTATACCAGCTGGGCAGATTTTATTACCTTTTCTTTTTGGTGCCATTTTTGACTAATGATTTTAATAATTTAGCTTGTCCGGCGTGTGCCTTACTAGCTTGTTCTAGCTTTCTAGCTACGCTTAATATTTTTCTTTCCACCTCTTAGGACCTCCAAATCCTCTGCTGTTATTTTGTCTCTAGGTATTGCTAACCTAGCTAATTTCTTTTGCTTTGCACTATATTTTTCTGGGGGCATTATACTTTCCTTCTGTTATAATTTGGTAACTTACGTCTGCTTTGTTCAGCTTCCATCTCAGCAGCACAAGCTGGGCAACACGCACCTTTCTTGTCCTTTTTACCGAGGACTACAACTGACATCATTCGACCGTGCATTACTTCTTTTTGGGTTTCATTTTTGCTATTCTAGCTTTTGTCATTTTAGTAGGTTTTTTCTTGTACGATCCGTATGCCATAGTTATTTCCTCTTGATTAGGGTTAATGTTAGTAGACACAGTCCCATAAATAAACCAACAAATGCTGGTTCCGGAACACTATTGTAATCCACTGAAAGTCTGTAATCGAACTCTTTCCAACTGTATTGTACTCCCTCGAACTCTAGTCCTTTAAAATCTTCTCTTAAAAACTCTGGCATATCTGGAATGTAGAAGAACGGTGTATCCGATATAACTATAGATATAGGTTCTTCTATCTCAATAGGTTGCTCAATTGGTTGCTCTATAGGCAACAATGGATATTCTGGTTCAATTATTGGAAATAGGGGATAATCTAGTTCGTGGCTCATTTTTTGAATAGGGATGTAAAGATTGAAGCGAACTCTCTGAAGAGTTTAGAAATGAAGTTATCCTTAGGTAGAAACATCATTACTATAGATATTATACCAATGTATGCAAATACCATACCGAGCATATTGTCCTTGTAGTTATCGAATATATATTTAAAAAATTCCATTAGCTTGTTGGTGATACTTGTCTTATTGATGTGTCATTCATATCAATAGGAGTTTCTATTATAGGTAATTGATTATTGACACCTCTAGATTCTGTGCTAGGTTCAGAGGATGAATTATTTTCTTGAGACGGTTGTTTATCTTCAGTTTTTTCTTGTGGGGCTTGTTCTTGCTTATCTCCTTTATCTTTTTCTGAATCGTTTTTAGTTTCTTCTGATGGACTTTTTTCTTCTGCTTTGGCTTCCTTTTCTGATTGCTCTTCTGATTTGTTATCAGATGGCTGCTTCTCGTTCTGACCGCCGGTCTCTTGGGATGGTGAAGGTTCGGAAGATGAAGGTTTGGAACCCTCAGAGGAGGGACTTTGATATTGTGAAGGAGCGGGTGCAGAAGGTGCGGCGATAGCTTCAGCTTTCTCTACAAAGTCTTGAGCAATTTCTACCTTCTCCGCCATTACTACTTGACCCCAATCATTTAAATAATGGAAATCAACAAAGGTATCAATAAACATAGGAACCTCGATACGTTCCTCTATAACATCGTTTGCGACACTAGCTACGAAGACTTCTGTTTGGTCTATAGCAACCGTTGTCTGAGCAACTGCGGCTGTACTTACAGCGACACTACCAGCAGTTCCTAGTTCACTTACCTTCTGTACAACCGGAAGATCTTTTATTTTTTCAATAAAAGATTTTTTAAGCGTAGAACTAGCTTTTCTAGCTTGCTGTATAGCTTCAGCGGACTGCTCTTTAATTTCTTCAGAACTTTGGTAATCTTTGCCTTCAAGTAATTGAGACAAAGAATCACGTAATTCTTTAAGTTTATCTCTAGCAGTTTTCTTGTCCATTTCATAAAGTTATTTACTTACTGCGGCACTTCCGAAGTAGAAACTGATTATACTAATAACAGCTGTCTTGATTTCGGGGAGGATAATATATCCGTGAAGAGTTTGGTAAGCTGTACCTTTCATTAGACCAAACCATTTGCTGTATTCTGCGGCAACTGTTACACCTTCGTCACTATGAGCTAAGATGAAGGGTGCAATGATTACTCCAAACAATACAGTCAAAACTATAATTCTTCGTGTCCAAGCACCAAAGGCATCTACCCTAGCTGCTGCTGCATCTGCACTTTTGTCCGATGCTTCTTGTTTCTTTATAAGTCCTTCGGTAATGGCTGCTTGATTTTGCACCATAGTTCCGATTAATTTAAATACGAACCCAGAGAATCCTCCTCCAAGCATTGCTAATAATTCTGTTGTCATTTTAGTTCTTTGATTAGTTTAAGTATTGATAAAGTAGTTAAAGCTATTATAACACCCTTGGACATTATCCCCATCATTAAATCAATGTCTTGTAGTGTATCAGTTGCAATCCAACCAAATACTCCTACTGATAATCTCTGTAGTGTTTCTTCCATATTATACTTCCTCTGGTTCTGGGAATGTTACACTTGTAACAATAGAAGACTCTTCGTCTTCGGTTAGTTCGTATCCGTCCACAACTAGTGCATACTTTGCATCAGCAGTCTCTAGAGGGTAAGTTCTATAACGAGTGCCGCTACCTACTCTGTGGTAAGCATAGCCTCGTCTAGCACCCTCTGTGTCTGCTCTTGCAATAGCATCGTCTAGTGTTTCGTATACTAAGTAATTGATTGTAATTTCTTCTTCGCTCATAATTAAAATATATTGTAATGATTATCTATATCAGTTTTTAAATCACTTAATTCTGATTCTGAATTTTTATCTGAAGTATAAAGTATAGATTCTGAAATAGTTCCAACTAATCCAAAGGAATCACTTGATGCACTTGTAGAATTTTCTCCTAGTATTTCATTTAAATTATCTGAACCAGCATCTGGTGCAGCAGATTCAACTTCTAGTGCATTATTATTTAAAGCCATTTTAGGAACTCTTCCAGAGGCTCTTATATATGTTAATAATGAATTAGTATTTGATGTTAAAGTATTAGAACTTGTAGTTCTGTTTGTATTACCAGAACGCATCCTCATAGCTAATGTAGATAACCTTAAATCAACACCATCCGCACAACCAACAAAAGTCTGACCACTAGCTCCAGTATTTGTTGAACTAGCTACAAGCAAATGAGTAAAAGGATTTTGACCTCCAGATATTGGTGTTGCAGTCATAAATGTACTTCCTAAATTAGTTCCTACATTTACAAATTTAACAGTTGGATTATTTCCGCTTGGGTCTTTACAGATGCCACCATTTTCAACAATATGAGGTTGGTCAGCAGCTGTTGTTTGAGCCATATCAATCCCATTACTACTTTGGTCGTACCAAGTTTGTACGAAACCATTACGAGCTATGCGAGATACTTTGAAATCAGATATTGTAAATGAAGTATCAGTATCATCTACAAATGATATAAATTTAGCATCATTATTATTTGATGTTAATGCTATTGAGTTAAAGCCAACACTAACTGATGTTATAGATGCTTGTGATAGAGTTCCAGCAATTGTTTCTCTTAATCCTACACCAGAAGATAATGCTTTCGTAGAGTTAAAAGATATATATATTATATCTGCACTAGCTACCTTATCATTTAATTCTACTCCGAAGTAAGCATCGTTACCATCTGTTGTCTCTCCAGTAAATTCATCTTTTGAAGTATTTGAAATAGTAGCTAAACCAGACTTAGCAAAATCTGCAGCTAACTCATTCGCATCATTGTACAAACCATAATAGTTATTGATGTTGGACTCAATCTTAAAGCGATTAGCTGATTGGTCTGAATCATAAACAATTACTTCTTCTATGCTTCCATCAAATTTAGCACTTCCAGAACCAGCTGTACCCCCATTTCCATTTGAGCCAATTCCTAAATCAGTCTGATTATTTGTTCCAGCATTTCCAGTACTAGATATGACTCCATTTTGTGAAACTGTAGATGAAGTTCCACTAGCTAATGTAGTCATTAATTGCTTAGATGTTATAGAACTAAATGGTGCAAGCAAAGTACCAGCATTTAATCCAGCTGTAGCGGCACTTCCAGAACGATGAATAATATAATTAGAACTCACACCTCCTATAACAGTTTGTGAATCAGATGTGTTTGATGATTTAAATACAGCCGATGTAGTAATCGGTTGAGTAGCACTAAAACTTGTGCTAACTAATACACCATTACTGCCATCAAATAATAATCCATCAGCAAGCAATGCTCCACTTTCTGCAATCTTTGGTTGGTTAGCAGCAGTCTCTTGAACTGCATTGTTTGACCCAGCTTGGTCGTACCAAGTGTGGACAGTAGCTCCGTGTTTAATTATTTCAAATTTAAGATTAGTTAATGATATAGAAGAACTACCAGAACTAACGATTGTTTGTGAAAATACAATAGACCTAAATGCATTTGAACCATTACCAGTAAATTCAAATAAAAAGTCTCCAGAGTCTCCATCAACAAATTTAAAAGCATTAGATGCTATTGTGCCTACACCAGTTGATGTTTGGTTTGCAAAAGTAGCAGTAGAAGAAGCAGTAGCATTAGTGCCAGCTTTTATAATTATACCAGTTCCTCCACTAGCTGTATAATCTACAGTTCCAGAAAATCTAAATGTAGTATTACCAGCTTCGCTTGCTGTTATTGTTTCGGGTAGTACATAGTTGTATCTAGCTGAGTTATCAGCAAATGTTCCAGTAGTTGCAACAAATGAGTTAGATGTTGCTGTTAATGCACTCCATTTTCTAAAATTAGAACCAATACCACTTGGGTAATCTACTGCACTAAATCTATTTGATAATGTTTCATTTAAAAATCCATTAAGGTCAGTAGCAGTTGTGCTTCCAATTTCGCCACCTTGTTCAGCTATATTTGTAATAGCAGAACTAGCACTTACCTTATCATCTGAATCAAAAGCTACATCTACCTCTACATCATCTGAGCTTCTACGAATACGAACTGCATCACCGCTGTAACTAGCTTTTACCTTACGAAGACTATAAGCAGCTGCGGATGTTGCTACATCTGCTGGGAGTGTATCTTCTAGTTTACCATTTACCCAATCTTCTAATGCACCGCTCTGTACTTGATTAGCTGAGAAGTTTATTTCGTCATCTATACCAGCTGAAGTATCGTGAGGTTCTCTACGAACTCTTACAACAGAACCATTCATTGCACCAATATCTCGCAATGAGTACGCAGCTGATGCACCGCCGAACCTACGAGCTATTCCTAGATCGGTGTAAGCGTCCGCATAGCCCTTGTTAATGTCCCAAGCACCACCAAGGTTGCCCTTGAGTACATTTTGGGCGGAACCTAAAAGTTCGGAGGACATAATTAATCAGTAAATTCTGAAGCGTGGATAGTAGCGTCTGTTCCTCCGTCTCGGATAAATTTAGCGGCGGCTGCGGCTTGTTTACTCCAAGTGTAAGAACGTCCAGCGAAAAGGATATGACCGTTTGTAGTAGTAGGAGCTGAGTCATCATAAGTTACTCGAACATCTGCACCTTGAACATCAAGGACAATATATCGAGTCAAGCTATTAAACGCAGTTCCGAACTGTACACCTCCAGCTGTTGCATCAACTGTAAGAGTTTGGTCAGTTACGCCGGGAGTCGGCTTCGGATATAAGTTGGTTACGTATGAGTTTGCCATATGAGTATTTTACATTAAGTGTCAACGCAATCAGCGACTTTGGCGGTTGACGTAAGTTGAAAATTTCTTGTTGATTGAGTTATTATTATTGCGAATATCTATTTGTTCTAACTGCATAGCAATATAACCTTCTGCTACTTGTTCTTCGGTCAAGGCTTTTCCGTGTTGACCATCCATACGTAGGAAATCTGAATAAGCACCGTGAGCTAAGTAATGAAAGAACTCTCCCGGAATATCAGTTGAAGTGTCTGTAAATAGAGCCAACTGTTTTTTGTAAGTTACAAATGCTTTACTATCATTTCCGGAAACTATATTAAGAACATTAGCACCGGTTGCATCCACAAAGAAGTCGTACTCAAGTGCAGAGTTATTATAAAATGCTTGTTTCCTATGTATTCTAGTAAACTCTCCGATTGTATTTTTTCCAGTTTCGGCGTAAGGTATTAGATTCTTAGGCTCTACTAAAAGAGAACCAGTTCCAGTCCAAGTTACTACATTTTCTATTACATCTTTTTTATTAGTATCCGCTTCTATAAAAACTTGAGCACCAGCAGTTACAGTATATTTTTCATCTCCGTTGGTATCAGCTACTGAAGCACCGGAGTCTATTCTCCATCCGCTTGTTGTTTTATAAATTATAATAGTACTTGTTGTTACACCTTGATATACATTAGTTCCGGATATACCTACTGTTCCATCATTGGATCCTACAAATTTGTAATTTTGATTTACGGTTGTAGTACCAGTTGCCCCGGATAAAGTATAAGCATTAATATCTCTACCCTCTGAAGATACTAAATACCTAGACCAAGAAGGACTCATATTGTAAGCTTGAGAAGCTCTTCTGTTTACAAAATCTAATATATTAACTTCTTCTTCTGTAGTAAAAGAACTGACTCCAGCTAGTGCTTGTATTAAAGCTTTTAATCCTCCGACTCCACTATAGTTTCTGTCTTGCATTATATCTGATTAGGGCTAAGTTCTGGGAACTTTTTATTGTAGTACTTTAAGAATTCTTTTGAGTGGACTTGATCGTGTCCGTATTTTTGAGTTAGTCGAAAGAAGTCACGAGCCGGAATAGTAGCCACTGGTTTACCCAAAGTTGGGTGCGTTTTTCCTCTTAATTGATTAGCTTCTTTTTTTGCTTGAGCAACTCGTAAGTGCTCAGTTTCTTTTTCTAATTTGAAACCACTTTTGATTTCATTCATAAATGCTGCGTCTATTTCACCAGTTGTAAAACTTTTTGGTAAGTCCGTAATAATATCCATAAGTATTTAAGTAGTTTTAAATTAAAAAAAAGGTAGGGGGCTTTCGCCCCCGACCAAATTTGTATTATGCAAATGATCCTAGATCAATGATGCGTAATCCGATAACAATGTTACCAGCAGTTAAGCTAGCAGTTGTTCCGTTAACTTCAGCAAGAATAGTAGTTTCTGCTTGGTAAGGAACCGCTTGTGATTGGTTACCAGTGAATCCATCTCCAGAGTTAAATACTGGAGCTGACATTCCATCAACATCAAGAGCATCAATGAACTCATCTGGGTCACCAGCTGTAGTACCAACATCTAAAGTGATGTCAGTAGCACCAGCAAGTGCAGTTGATTCAAAGACACCGGCTAACTCAACAGCACCACCCGCTGGGATAGATGCGATTGGAAGTTGACCAGCTGTACCTAATGTTTCACCATTGAATGGGTCTGTGCCTAGTTTAATTTTTGCTAAATCATCAAATGATAATGAGATGACGTGAGTATATCCGGAAGTTCCGGCTTCGTTTACGGTTAATCGTGCCATAGTTATATTTCTCCTTGGTTAATAATTAAGTTAAGTCAGCGACTTTACCGTGAGCACCGGGGTGGTATACACCTAGTGTCAAGGAACAATCAACATAACCACGCTCACCACCACCCATATTAGGGAGACGAGTTGAGCCCAATGGAATTAACTCGTGAACACCGTAGTATTCTGGGTTAACTAAGAAGCCAAAACTGTTTGCTGTATTAGCAGAAGTTGGCATACAATCTGGGTTACCGTTTACAACTGAAACAATACCGTGATCTGACTGATATAAATCAACAGATAATTTAATTGCAGTTTCGTTACCGTTGTAGTTAACTGTACGTACGTCATTTGCGTTTCCGCTACGTGCGAAGTCAGAGATGTCTGTACGAAGTGCTGTATCAGCAACTAACATAAGATCATTAACTGTACCAGTTTCGCGGTAGATAGAAGCGATCATTGAGTTAAGTTTAGTTTCGTTGAATGCATTACCGGCTGCGTTAATTGAAGCGGCTGGAGTACGGAAAGCAGCTGGAACGTCAGCTGGACCAGCTGAATCAATCCAATCACCTAAACCACGTAAACCATAAGCTGTACCAGCACCGTTTTCAACAGAGCGGTCTTGAGTACCAGCAAGGGTAGCTTCAATGTCGCGTTTGATTTCACGGATTGCTTTAGCTTCTGCTTGAGCGATCTTAGCTGGACCTACGGAATCAACAGCCTCTTGGAGGTCTGATACCATATAGTCACGGCGGAATTTTTGAACGTAGTTGCCGAGGCGAGCACGACCAGAGAATTTGTCAGTGAAGGCTGTTACGTCAGCTCCTTCAGCAACACCAGCAGTTGATGGTGCACTTAGGCTGTCGACAGTCCACTCAACAAATGTTGAACTAGCTTTCTGCTTTGAAGCAGAAGAAAGGATAGGAGTTTCTTCGGGAGCAAGAATTGACAAAACATCAGTCAAGTCTTCTCTGTTGGAAACACCAGATCCCGGATTTGTAGTATCGAATGTATTTGAGAATGACATTTTATATTATAATTAGGATTATCGGTTTTTTAATTGTAGAGTTCTGAGAGTAATGAAATCACTCTTGTTGCCAGATTGTCTAAATTGTTGGTTAAGATTTTTAAGTGCCTTAACTGACTTTCCTACAGTTTTTTCTGATTGAGATGCGGCTGTACCGGCTGTCTTTGGTGGAGTCAACGTTGCGCTTTTCGGAGCTTCTTTGATTAGTTTTCTACCGTAGATACTGTTCGCTGCGTGAGCCATCAGATAGTTAAGTTGCGCTGCAACCTCCGGATCTGCTTTCTTACGTAGTGAATCGAATCTTGGGTCTCCGATCATAGCTTCGTAGCTTTTTCGTACGTCATTATCTTCTCCTTGTAACCAGTTTAGTTCAGTACTAGCTTGGGCATCAAAGGCTTCTTTGAGCTGCTCTGATTGCGCTACCCTTTGTACTGACTTTAGTTGAGCCGGTAAGAATTTATCCCGAGCTTTACGAGCGTTGAGTAAACTCTTACGCACGTCTGACTTGGTTAGTTCCTTTCCTTCAACTTCAGTTACGACATCTTCGGGTCCGTATCCATCTGCGTTAAACAATGTTTCCTCTGCCCATTCTATGACATCTGTTACTTCCTTCGCCTTTTCTTGTAATCCTTCTATGCTGTTTACTGACGCGTATGGATTATTGGCTACTTCTTGAGTTTCTAATGGATTCTTGTTTTGGAGTTGAGCTTCCATCTCTTTGAGTTTAGCTTCCGCTGCTTTACGCTTTGCTGTAAGCTCCCCAAATCGAGCGACTGCTCTACTTCCTAGCTTTTCGGATAGTTCACGAAGGTCTTCTTCGGACATCTCATCTAGATCTAACTGTGAAAGAACATCTGTTGATTCCTCGGATAAATCCTCGGTTTCTTCAGTTTGTTCAGCAACGATTTCTTCATTGACTTCTGCTTCAGTACTCTCGACTGCGGCTTCTTCAGTTACTTCATCTGTTGCTTCAACAATGGGAGTCTCCTCTTGAGTTGCCTCATTTAGTTGTCCCAAGCGGCGGTTTACAAAATCCGCTGCTGACATATTTGACTGTAACGCTGTTGTTTCTGTTGAGGGTTCAGCGACTCCCTCGGTGATTTCGTTTGACATAATGTTTGCGCTTTTTTACGTGAGCGATCACGATGGTTATATTATAACTTATATATCAAGTTAAATTCTTTCTGAAAATTTAGTTTGTAAATTTCTCCAGTCGCACATCTGTAGTATCTGATCATATGTTAAAATACGACCAGAGATTTGTTGTATCTGTTCGTTACTTGCGTTGTGTAACTCCTCTATTGTTTCTTCTCTTAAATCCGAGATTACTTGTAGGAATCGAGCAAAGTGCTCGTGGTTACTTAAGGTAGTTAAATCCGTTTCTAGGCTCATTTATTGAATTGATTAAAATAAAAATTTGTTCTTTCAGCTCTTCTATCAGTATGTGCTTTTTCTTTCTTAGGTTTTAAAAATTTAGTTCTAAATGTTTCGTTTATTAATTGAGGGTCTCCACTTTCAAATGCTTCACGAAGAGCTTTAGCATTCCCTTCGCCGACAATATTCTGAAGATCTCCATAAATATTTTCGTAAACGTATTTGTTTTGAGAATCAACATTATCTTTAAGATTGTTTTCTTTAAGGAATGTGTTATAATAAGGTCTGTGAAAATCAAATTGATAAACTCCATAACCTTTACCTCCGCCGATTTGCTTCTGAGCGGGATCAAAACTGTAAGCACTTTCAACAGCTGCGTTACCACTTAGACCAGCTAATACAGCTGGATCATTCCCGAAGTATTTTCTAGTTGAGCTTAAGTACGCATCAAACATAGATCCTTTGTTTGATTTTTGCGAACCTAGCATTTGACCTTGAGTAGACATAGGTAAAGGTACATTACCAGTGGGCTCAGTAACTACTCCAAGCATTATTCTTTCGAGTTCTGTCATATTAGCTCCTTTACATTCCTTGTGTTTGAATATCTCCCATCTGAGCTGGTTCTGTTCCAACTCTTCCGATTTGAGCGTTCTGTGCTTGTTGCATTTGGAATGTGTACTGCCCAGCGTACTTTTCAAGTCTCGCTGCAAAGGCTTCATCTGACTGTAGTCGTTGTGCAACGTCCGGCTGAGAAGCGTACTGCTGAATAACAGTAAGAGCAATTTGAGCACCGTTAGGACGCGCTGGCATTTCAATACCGGCAAAGATTTTAGCGAGGTCATCAGTTACTTGATTTACAACTTGTTCTTGAGCTGCTTCTGTAGGTTGTAGCACACGATCCGCGAGTACCGGATCAATACTGTTAGCAGCTGCATCAAGCAAGCTATCAATGTTAATGCGACCACTGCGGTCCAGTTGCGTGAGCGCAACCATTTGATTAAGTTTCTTTTCTTGAGTTTCTGGATCCGAATTGAGGACATCATATGAAATCATTATATCGTAGTTCTCATCTGGGTTGCCCTTGTTGAAAGCTACGGGGTCTGGCGATCCGGTAACTCTAAAGAAAACTGAGTCCGGTCCAAACCGCTGGAAGCATTTATAACACATCTGTAAAACCTCTGCTGAGTGTTGTAAAAACTTATCCACTAAAAATTGTTTACGTACTTGAGATATTTGAGATGTTTCATCAAGTCCACATAATCTATCCGCTTGTGCTTCCATTGTTCTTTCTATTTCAATGGAACCAACTGGAGATGGAGGAGTCGGAGCAAAATCAAGATCTCCTTTTCGGCGGTAAGGTATCATCCTTCCGGGACCCCAATCTGTTGGTGCTTGACCAACGGGGTGCAAAATCGGAGGTAGAGTAGCTAGACTGTTTCTATCAATACGTGAGTCCCTTTCTACCTTGACTTGATTCTGAATACCGCGAAGGATGTCTGGAATAGTTTGAGTATCATAGAGCCTCTTACTATCTTCAGAAAGTTTAGTAACTACTACTGGATAATCTTCGTATCCGTTCAATAACTCGAACTTAGCATATCCCGGAGCTTCTTCGTTTCCAGTGAATTGCTTGTGGAAGACAGTACAATAAATACCTTCGGAACCATCTTCTGGATCTATCAAGCGCTGATAACCGTATACTATTTCAATTAATTCATTTGCTTCGTATGCGTTGTCAGTTAAGGATGTACTTCTACGTCCTTCTTGTTCGCGCTCTATACTATCTATGCTGACTCCTCTGTAGTGCTGAATAATGTAATCAACAAAGTCTTCATCCCATCCGTCAGTCAGTACTTTATTCTCTAGCTCTTGAGCTGTGTAGTACGTTCTCCAAAAACAGTACGGTGCTCTTTGAGGATCCGTAACATAAGGAGGAAAGAAAAAGTCTCCATCCGGCGCAAGTGTTTTTACTTCTGGAGCATCTATCTGTCTGCGAACTATCGGAAGTTCTGCTTCTCCATTTTTACGTAAGTCCTTGAGAGCTTTCTTAGCTCTTTTTTTAGTTACTCCCGGAAAAGTTGTTTCTAGTAAAGCTACTAACTCATCATCATTTTCTCCACCGGATATAAGTTCTACTACCTCTGGTGCTATCTCAGCGATTTGATTAAGGTCTAAGCGCTGTAAAAATCTGCGGTCCTCTCTGTGCCAACCTACGTAAGTCATCAATATACCGCGCTCTAATAAATAATTAGCTCCGAGTTCCATCTCTCTTTTAAAACGTGGAATATAACCACTTGATACCATCCACTTCAAGAAACTAGATACTATTTTACTTCGGGGTATATCTGTACTTTCTACCGGAAATGCTCTTACGTTTGAACGATTCAAAGATGACATAAACAAAGATACTAATCTAGTAATTCTTTCGTCAATCGTATGCGCCTCCATATCAGCAGCTCCTTCCCAAGGGAAAGCATCAGCTCCGTGCTTGCGATGATCGCGGGATTTACCAGCCCACCAGTTGCGCCTATCGTCATAACTTGTACGGCACAAATCAAAGTATGATTCTAGCTCTACCGTAGTCTGCTCGTACGCGTAACGTAATGTATTAATGTCTGGCTCTTTCCCTACGTAAGTAAGGCTTTCTGAAATTGAGTCACTTTGCATAGTTTATTTAATATAATATCACAGCTATCAACCTAAGTTATACTCTTTGAGGTGTTTTTACCCAGTTGTATTTTGGATTATCGGTACTGTTGTCAGCTTCTAAGTAGATTAATTTACCTTTTGTAATTTTACCTTGCATACGTCTAGGTATTTTAACTGGGACTTTTTTACTCAGTTCCTTTACGTACACCATAACGTACATAGGATTAGGAGCTTGTTGTAGAACTGGTCCTCTGTAAAGAACCGGCATTGATATGAACTCATCTAGAATCCTTTGACCGTCTGCATTAATCCAAGTACTTTTACCCCTTCCGGTAACCATCTCTTCCTCTAGTTCTTTGAAGACTAGATCAAGGGCTTCCTCGAAAGGTATCCCGTATTCTTCTGCTATTTCCTTTAGTTTTTTCTTAGGCATATTAGTACCCTCCTTTTGTATTTGTTATAGTTTTATAATCGTTGGCATCTATATGGTCGGGACCTTCGCCGCCATTTGCCATTCGTAAATATCTGATTACGTCAAAGAAGTCCTTTAGGGGTTCGTCCATCTTTCCGTTAGAGTTGTAATTAATTAAGGAATCAATCAAGTTCCCGCACTCTTTGTGTATATAACATCTGGGTTGATTGGCTTCATCTATCTCTACGTTAGGATTGTAATTGAACCACTCGTCCAATGCAGTAATCCCCATCTCTTCTGTTCTACCGTCACTAGGAATGAAGTTCATACCGTAATCATAGAAGGCAGTGAACAAATCATCATTGTTCTCATTTTCACGTGCGAAATATCTAGAGTCCCCGATTCTTTCGATTACTTCAATTCCTAACTCTTCTTCTATTTCTTTAAATAGTTCTACGTAGCCCTCTACATTGTACCCCATCTTTTTCGCGGCTGGACCAAAACGCCACTTTGGATCGCCAAAAATTGCCCACTCTCCGTATGTATCACGGTCGGGGAACTCTTTACGAATATAGACGTTATTATCTCTATCAACTCCCGCCCAGATTGCAACATAGTTTCTTGCTCCGGCGGGGTCGACCACTTGATAACAACTATAGTTGGACTTATCAGTGATGTCTGGAAATCTTCTTTTGTTTTTATTGGGTACTTCGGATAATACATTTACTTCTGTGTTAAATAATGGTAGCAGACTTGTCATTGATTTTACCGGTACTCCATAAGCACGTACCATAATCTCTTCTTCGGGTCTGCCCTTGAGGTCTTTCGCTATACGTTCGTACCCGCCAAATGGGTTCTCGTCTGAATGCAAATACACAACTCCAGCATCTCTCTCTGGACTGTACTGCTCTATAGGTACTTCTTTATTCTTTAGTAACTCAGCCTTTCTAGTTTTCTTAGTTTCGGCTCCCTTTAAGTAATCGTTGATGAAAGGAGTGTAACCATCGATTGGAGTGAATCCAATTACCATCTTAGCATTTCTAGTAGCTAATCTAAACCGTAATGTATTTACTAGAGCCGCGTCCCCAAGGTACTCGTCTAACCAAGCCCCTACGTTTAAGGTTTCTGGTTTTTTAAAACCGAACTCGAAACCTTCTAGGATGGTTTGATTATTACTGTACTGCGTGTAAGTTTTGAAATCTACTCGTGTTCTAGTATCTGGAAAGATAAAACTACTACCGGTGAAACCATTTTGCATAGAATAATTTATATAACCTTCGATACTTTTTGTTTTCTTACGAAACTCACGGGGCATCATAGACCATATAGCGGACTGCTGTACCTTAACAGAGGTATCGGCGTTTTGACTGAAGCATACAATATGACCATCAGTGTTGTCCATTACTGCTTGCATTATTACTTTAGCGCAGCCAGTGGTCTTACCACTTCTATTCCCTCCTAGTACTAGGCACTCATTGTAGTTATTGAGACTGAGTCTCATTCTTTCCCAGCCGTCTAGATCAAAACCGTAACGGATAGGATCCTCCTCAGATGCTTGTATACGTCCCTCGTGGGCTGTGTACAAATCCTCTAGTAATTTTGGGTCCTTCTCTGCTAAGAGAATAATCTCTTCGTCAGTCGGAGGCTGTAAGAACGGATGCTTAGAAAATGTCAGTTCCATCAGCTTCCTCCTCTTCTTCTTCTTCAGCTTCCCATATAATATCTAGAGCATCTAAGTCTCCGTCCATATCTACCTTGGTTTCGCTAAGTAGCATACGTCCTACCCTATGGTTAGTATAATCATAGAATAAATCGCCGTCATCGTCCATAACTATAAACATATAGTTACTAAAGTGCTCGCCGAGGTTTCCTCGGATGCGGTCAAAGAGGTCATCGTAATCTTCATCAATCATCTGACTCTTCTATTATCTCCGCCTCGTCAACTCGTTTCATTGCCTCTAAACGCTCCCTAGCTGCCTTGAGGGTATCCTCGTAATCCTCTTGGGTAATCACCTTACGTTCCTCAGATATACTAGTAGCCTCTCCCCTAGTGGTCATAGTTTCCCGGAATGCGTTAGCCTTTGCTATAGATAGCTCCTTGAGATCCCGGAAAGATACCTCCATCTCGGGGTCATTCTCTAACCTATCTCGTACTTTATCTACTAGATCCTCCTCCAATGAACTCAACTGCATATAGTTCTTTGCCGCGATTTTGCCAGCTACGTCCCTCAGTTGACCCAAGTGGTCCGCGTAATCTACTAGCACTTGTATCACCGTAGAGCGTTGTATATTGTACTTCTTGACGATTTGAGTCTGGCTTTTGCCGATACTATAAAGATACAATATCTCCGCGACTTTCATAGGGTTGTGACGGGATAGACTCTTGACCTTCTGCAACTCCTTGTCGGCGGCAATCTCCTTGATGGCTTCTTGTATGCTCGATTTAAGTTCGATTTCTTCTGGTGTGGATTGTTTGGGCTTTTGAGGCATAAATTTTTTTAAGGGCTGATATATGTATATATGTATATGACTGTGTGTGTGTCTTGACTCCCCACCCCCCCTTTTAAATTTTTATTGAGACTGAGTCGCATTATCATTAATATTTATTGAGATTGAATCTCATCTAGTAAACTGTCAAACG